ATCTTTAATAATGCTGGCACCCACATGCTTAATTACATCTAGTACATGTTGCCTATTGGCAAAGTCAATGTCTACGTCTGAGGTAAACTTCATAATCCAGCTGCCTTTAATAATGATTTGGCCCATGCTACATCTGCAGCACTATCTTTGAACCGATACTGCCAATGTGTAGGATCAATCCAGGGCAATACTATTTGGACCTGTTCTTCATTAAGTTGATCAAGAAATTCAATTCCTGACTGACAGTTATACACAATCCAAGGGCTGATGCGCCCAGTTGATATACGCTGACACACGCGATTGCAGCCAGCATACCTAAAATAATCAACGAATCCGTTTTTGAGTTCCGGGTGAAGTTCTGCATACTTTGTCATTTCTTTTAGTGATCGTTCTAATGCATCTTGTACTGCTTCCTTGCGCACAAAATCCATCAACCATTCTTCATAGAATTTATCATGGCACCATTGGTCTAACTTTTTATTATTCCTCATCAACCAAGAAGCATGAGATAGAAAGTTAGGACACTTTACTTCTACACAATGTCGGCCAAACTTAACAAAGGCAATATAGTATGGGCTATCAGCAAAGTCTTGGTAGGTCTTGGTCTTGGCTGAACCCTGTGTAACTTCATAAAACTTCAAATACGATTGCATACCCCACTGTACGCCCGTTTCCTTTTCTTGCTGGGCCCGGCGCTTTTTCTCGCACATATGTGATGCAAGCGTTGATTCCTTAGTAAAGGATTTGGAACAATACTTGCAGGTGTTGGTTGGTTCAGGTCGTGCCATTGTAGTCGTCTGCCATACTGCAAGAATTTGATCAATCATAGGTCTGCTTTGATCTGCTTTTCATCCCATCCAAATGTACGGGCTAACTCTTTTAAGTCATCACGGGTATTCATTGATACCATGGCCTCAATATCAGCCTGCTTCATATCAGGATATAACTTGGCTAGGAACTTGTGCGCTTTGTTGTCTCCTACTTTCTTTTTAGGAGTTAACCAGTAATGCGATTGTGAACCCATCCCAGGACTCACCGTGGTGCAAGTCAACCATTGTAGCTTGGGGTGTTTGCCAATATCAAAGAAGTTACGGTTGACCCGCTCATTATGTGAACGTAGATACCATTCTTGCATTTCAACTGACCCTTCTACATTGCCACCGTATTTGAGCATGAGGAAGGTACTAAACTTCTTTCGTTCTTCTTCGGTTAACTCGTCATAGAAGCCGCGCTCTTTATGGTCAAAATTTCGCATTTCATTACGAATAGATAACTTGTCACTCATGTTCTAACTCCTTTACCAGCATTTACCAAAGTCAACAACTTCACAGTTGCGACTAATGTCCTTTACGAAGAATACACACAATGGCTTTGCCACACCTGATTCAAGTGGGATAGCTAACATCTGCCCAGGCTTTAACTTGGGGAAATACCACTTGACATCTTGGTAGATATCAATCACTTCAACTGGAATAAACTCTGGTCTAAAGCTACTTAGTGGGTTAAAACAAAATGCACTAAAGCCACGATCATTGATGTTTGCCAATGGTACAACTTCCGGATCACCTACATCAGCTTCACCAATCAGAATCTGCCAATCAATGGGCATCTTCAACGTCCAATCACCAATACGTAATACGAGGGCTGGACTGTTGAAACTTTCTAGAAAGATCAGGGGAATGTAAAAGTAATCTGGATTCTTTGGATCCGAATTATCAAGTACACAAAAACGAATGTCATCTACCTCGTCTGGGATGTCACTCATATCGTATGCACTGTTTGTATCAAGACTTAGTATCCGCACGTAATTCCTTTAGTTTTTATATGCAAGGTGCGATAGACTCATCGCTAGATAACATTATAGCACATGCTATGAATTATGTCAATATGTTTCATTTGACATAATTAATTTTCTGCACTTCAAATTCGTACTTGGCTTCACGATAAAATTCCTTACGCTTGGTCAAATGCCGTTTCGCAAACTTGCAGGTACTTGTAATGTCATAAATCTCAACGTGGTCCTTATCATGCCCCACTCGCAGGCCTCGACCAATACTTTGAATCACTCTAATGAAACTCTTTCCTGGTTCAATGAGGATTAGGTTGTGAATGCGGACAATGTTGATACCCACTGCAGCAATACCATATGTGGCAATCAACACCCGATTATCATTGTCTGCTATCTCATCAAATTCTGTCTTACGCTCAGTCAACTTGGTCGCGCCACTGATAAACACACTATCAGGAATAAGCTCAGCAAGGATCTTTCCTGGCTCTACTCGGTCCATTAACACTAGTGTATTTCCCGAGTCCTTAATCTTGTCAATCATGCTGGCAATCTGCTCTAATCGGGCCTGATTGGTCAGTAAATAGGTCAATTCACTAGGATAATCTCTGAATTCAACGTGGTCTACTAATTGACAGATGTTTATCTTACAATTGGCTAATACGCCTCGCTCTTGTAGCTCACTTGCATTAAGATGCCCCACTACTGGACCAATGGTACATAGCAATGTCATGGCAGCATGTACCTCTTTGGGAATAGTACCAGTCAATCCCCAACGCAATGGAATCTTTGCCATTGGACCATTCAATAATGATTGCAATGCCGCAGCTTTACATGAATGTGCCTCATCTACAATAACACAAACTACATCTTCGATAAATTCACCAATGGTAATGGTATCACCTTCACCACTCTTGGTGTTTTTCATAATCACATTCAAGCTTTGCCAGGTGCAGATTGTATGAGCATGGCCTAACTCTTTACGCTCACCAAAGTACACTCCTACATCTAATCCTAGATTAAGATAATCTGCTTCTGTCTGTACTACTAATGTTTTATTGGGTACGATAATGATAGATCGGCCATGTCGTTGAACGCTATAACTCATAGCTGCAGTGATCATGGTCTTGCCGCTACCTGTTGCCAGGACACTGATACATTGTGGGGTAGACAAGAATTGATTTACTGCTGCGACTTGGTAATCCCGCAATACAATAGGCTGTCCAGCTGCCGCATGCTTCTCTGGCCACACAGTGTGAGAGAATGTGGCTTCAGTAATAGGATCGAATTCAAACTGCGTAGGGTAATCTCGCGTATCCGACACTTCAATATCATACCCTGCTGTTTCTAGCATGGGTAGAATTTCAGGCAGCAGATTAAGATAGGTTGCACCACTCAGTTGTACAAATGATGCCTTGCCATCCCAACGCCCTAATCTTACGGCAGGTGAATATCTTGCTCCCGGAATATCAAACTTGAATTTGTTGACGATCTTTTTTCTAGTGTCCAAATCAAGACCACTGATCTTGACATTGGTTTCATCGGCTATGTGTAAAATACAAGTTGGCATGTGTGCTTTTTAAGTTATTAGTGATTATACACTTGATCAGAATAATATACAACCTTACCGGCGCATTGTACAAGGTGACGTTTCATTCCTCCCCACATCATTGAAGTGGTAGAGATAAGCAACGGGATGCCAGTTTCCCATTGTGATCGCCATTGGGTGAGGTATACGCACTTGGTGTTGGCAGGTAAAACAGGGAAGTCAGAAGTCTTGTCAATGATATTTACAATCTGATCGGCATCAAAGTAATTGTTTAATTGCGCCCTAATACCCTGCAATGGCATATTGTCAAAGACATACACTGGCCAACGATTGGTCAATGCTGCATACTTGAAGATTTCATCTAACTTACTATCGGTTGTAGTTGCTAATCGAAGCTCCTTATCCCGTAATAATTGTCGGATAATGGTATTGTCTTCCACATCAGCGATAACTTCATTGAATAATTCACAATCAACCGTGTATCCAAGAATAGGTGCTTGATCTACCAAAGCTAATAGATTGTTTTGATCTACTGCACCAATCTTCTGCGAGATATAAGTAAGCAAACTAGTCTCGGCGTTACTGATAGCAAGGGCATTGCCTAGCTTGTGTAAACATATATCATACCCTGCGTTTTCGCACTGGTCTACTGCCTGGATATACGCAGCGAATTCAGGTGATTCTTCACATGTGAATTTATCAGCAAATTGCTTTGCTAATTGTACATTGGGTTCAGTGATTGCCAGTTGCCATTCACGCAGGATTTTATCGTACTTAATTTTACCTGCACTACTCTTAGCGTAATGCTCTAGATCCTCAATGGCCACTGGACTAAAAGGAAACTTAATGATAATCAGCTTGTCCCTGATCGAGACTGTACGCAAGCGTTCTACAGTGCGTAGGGGCATACGATAGACGGGTGTTGTAGTATGCGAGGCAACATCAATATCCAGCTTGTACAGCTGCCTACGATACTTCTCTAGTAGCTTTACTGCCAATTCAGCTTGGCGATCAGAGAAGGCAATTCCCTCTAATGTTTGAACTGACAATCCAGAAAGTACCTGAATGTCGTACCTAGCTAACCTTAGGATAGGATTTACTTTGAATAAAGGTGACCCACTTCTAGGCTGATGCCCGGCAATGTGTTCAATATAATCCTCTACAAATTCAAATGCTATTTTTTTCATATAGGTTCCACAAGGTAAAAAATACTCAAGATGAGTATTTTTAAGATAGCTATCTGTGTAGTCTTTATTTATAAGTCTTGTCCAACGATACATTAGACAACCCGGCAATTACCTGGAAATTGTCCCATGCTAGCTTGGCAGCAGGGTTACGATCTAGTTCACTATCTGGCAAACAAGTTTCCAACCAGTATTCAGGTCTCCGCATTCCATATGCACCGAACTTGCGAGGTTGATGCAACTTACCATCACTCCACAGTTGGATACTGGTTGCCCTAAATTGATCTTCAGTGTAAGGGCTATTGGCCCACTCTGGATTAGTGCGGCCGCCGTATCTATAGCCGTCCCAGATGCCCGACCATTGCTCATCAATGTTAGGATCAAAGTCGGTGCGAGAGATAACAACTAGTACGTCTTCCATATCCACACGTTCTTCCACGATGTCTAGTACGCAGCGGCTGTATGATAATCCGATTTTAATTTTAGTTCTCCCAAGTATTACTTTTATCCGACCAATGTCTGGTGTCGTATATTTTAGCAGACACAATATATCCAAGCAGGCCTAATTGAATACTAGGACCTGCATGGTGACTCCCGCTTAACTCTAGTCTGATTTTGAATTCTACTAGAGTTTCACGATAATGATACACTTCTATTTCCCAATGCTTATACTGGGTAATACTTCCATGCCAACCAGCACAGATTGAGAACCCATGCTTGATCCAAGGATTAGCTATGAAGAAAGAGAAATGTAGCATTTAATCAGGCGCGTTGGCCTTGTCAAATTCATCAATTGCTGATTCAAGAATTGCTGCGACTAGCTCATTAAGAGTGAGGTCCTTCTCATGCGCAAGTTTCATCAGACTAACAATCTCATACTCTTCCAAGTCTAGCGTGATCATTACTCGGGTATCGTAGTCACGATTCATAGAAATAGCATCAGCCTTCTGAAGGAAGTCTTCCTCAACATCTAGGTCAGTGAACATCACCTCATCCCAAGCTTCATTGATAGCAATGTTGCCGCGAGATTCAGCTTCGGCTAGATGTGCTGCGACAAAATCTGGGTTGATCCAGCGATATGCTCGGTCATTGTGAAAGTCACATGCCGTCATTTCATATACTGTTTGGTCAGCCCTGTCAAAGACAACACTGATGCTATGACCGTCATGCACTCCATCCCAGGAGTCAAGACAATATGAATTATCTCCATAGCAATTCCAACCAAAGCTACTACCTTCGGTGACACGGTACTTAACTACTTCCATAAAATTCTTGAGGTTCATTTTGTTTCCTTTGATAGATGACACACTAACATAAATTGTGCATACGCTTCACGCACTGCAGGATTAGATAATAACACACCTGCTTCCTTTTGTAAAGCCTTTACCGCTTCGTCTGCTGCTTCTTTAGCACTTGGCCACTGCAATAAATGCATATCGTTGCCAAATTCTTTAGATAATTTCTTCCAGGCCTTCCGTTGACCTTCTGTAATCGGTACCTTGCTAGAACGAAGGTCCGTAGCCTTGACAATAGCAGCACTGATAGCTTCAGCAGCATAACATCCAGCAGCAATCAGCGGGGCACATTCTGGGTCAATGTTATACCGACGACTTTGCCCGTCAATGCGACTAATTACCAAGTGATTGCCTTCAGGAAAGGCCCTGAATAATTCGTCATCATATTGAGAGACGGGAACATACCGTCTACCAACCTTTTTGTAAAAAACTTCCTGCATAATGATACCTTATTCTGGCTTGAACATGCTAGTACGAGCAAACTTTTCCCAAGTATGCGGGAAAGCAGTACGCAACTGAGCGATTTTGATGACACTACGCAATGTGACTTCACGCAGCTTGCTGACATTATCAGTGATAAACGCAACAATCTCGTCCTTTGCGATTTGTTCCATGTCATACTCATCGAGCATGCCAGCAGCAATAACTTGGCGAATGCGAAGCAATTTATCGCGGGTAGTATCAATTGTCAGGTCAACAAAGTGACAGCGTGATTCAAGTGCATTCAAGTGATCCTTGAGTTTCTTGCTGTTGACATTAGAGAATTTCAGGTTAGTGATAAAGATCACCGAGCCCTTGAATTCAAAGCTATCTGGCACACCTTCGCGGCGAAGCATATGACTATCAGCAAGCCAAGAGATTTTACGTTTTTTACCTGTATCCAGAGCGCCCTTGAGCAGATTCAAGCAAACATCATCAAAGAAGACGGCATCAGCATCATCCAGCACAAGCACATTGTTAGCATCAGAGTACTTGTACAATGCGCAGTACAGACCCAGAGCAGTAGTACTGCCCTTGATAATTTCAGCGCGGAGACGAGTGCCAGCCAGCTGATCAAACATGCATGCCTTTTCAATTTCTTGCTCAATTGAATAGCTCTTGCCAACTCCCGGGGGGCCAGATACGATCATAGCGCGGATATCGCCAGAGATAGTAGCTTTTGCCATGTCAGTCAGAATGCTAAAACGCTCAGCGATTTCTTCCATGCGTTCTTCGTCAGTCTGTTGAATAGTAACA